CTTTTCCGGAGGGCCATGAAATCGGTGACACAGACAAGAAAAATTGGGATTGGAACTATTACCAGTGGATCTCTGACATCAACCAACAAGTCATTCTCAACTTGGCCGTGCCGCCGCTGGACGCGACCGAGGAGGATGTAGCGAAGTACGAACGTGACGTGCGGCAATCATTTGCCATGGAAAGCACCCACACAAGTTACCGATGCACGAATGGGAAGGTTTTCCTGCCCAAAGTTGGAGCAATCCAAAAGAGCGGTTCACTGCTCACAATCGACACCAATTCCATTGGACAGTTAGTACTACACGCGATGATTATGATTCGCTACGGTTGGACTGACGAAGAGATCAAAACTCTTGGAATTGTTGCTGGTGGTGATGACGTGATCCAAAGTTTCCCGAAGGGCTTTGACACGCAAAAGTATTGCGACCTAGCTCGCGAGGTAGGTTTCGACTTGCCCCCCTTCAAAATGCGTGACAGCTTCAACGGTTGTGAGTTCTTCTCCAACCGTTTCGAAAAGCGTGATGGCGTTTGGACTTTCAAACCTGAGAGATTTACCAAGCACATCGAAAACTTGCGCAGTGTGAAATTGGAAGACCTTGCTGGCGCTTTAGCATCGCACATGTTGAACCACGTTTGGAACAACAAGAAATTCGCTTTCTTTGAAAGAATGTACAAGACGTTCGCCAAAGAACATCCGGATTTGTTCCCCCTGAAAAATTTGAAAAGTCAGAGGGAACTTCAGTACAAGGTGACTGGCGCTGAATAGCGCAGTCACAACGTCCTGAGCAGGACGTAAAACTGCTCTTGCATGTTTTATATTGTATATTGTATATTGTTGTATTTAAAGTGTCGTTGAATTTGGGTGGGAAAGAGGAGAAAAATAAAGAAAAATAATAAATGGATGATTTGCCTGAATGGGGCATTCCTTTTATTCAAGACAAATTTACTGGGCCTTATTGGTCTGATGGTCGGTTTCAAAAATCGGTTGCTAACTCGACGCGTAAACCTAAGAGTAAGCTTGAAGCTTTCTCAAAAAGGCATGACGCGCAGTATGCGCAAGCTACAACCGATGATGACCTACTTTCTGCTGATCTGGATTATTATGAAAACACTCGAGGAATGGGCGTGGTACCGAATTATATTGGCGAATGGCCTATTATTGGTAATGCACTATTCGCGGGTGATGAATATAAATTGAAAGCTCAACTCGGGATGGAGAAAATAAAAACAAAAAGAAGAATGGGATTCGCTGAAGAAAGAATGAAAGCGGAACGTGCGGCTCAGAAAAGAGCGGAACCAATGTTTACACTCGAAGAGCGATACGCCAGCGGTTTGGTTACACAAACCGATGGTACGACGCTCGGCGAGACTACTGCCGATTCGCAAGGAGCCCTCACCACTAAAGTAATAAAAAGCGGACAACCCGTCGAAAACACCGGAAAAGTCTTAACACCTTCAACTTACAACCCTTATGATAGCGGTCCAGTTGGAACGAGCTATTTCCCAAGAAATAAAACACTGGGAGATTACTACAAGCGCGCATTTAGAGGCAGTTTGTGGAATCGCCTCAGGAAAAAGAAAGGAAGAGTTTATTCAGCTTGACGGAATGAGGAGGAGAAAATAAAATAAAAATGACAAAACAAAGTACGTTATCTAAATTAGCTAGCAAAATTGCAGCGAGTAAGAAACGTTCTATTAAAAAACAAAAAGTTAGTAAAAGTTCGACACGTAAAGTGCGAGCAGCAAAATTGCCGAGATTTGACTCTGTGTCTACCATTAACACAGCGCCAGTATCAATCGGTAATTCCTTCCGCGGTTCAGAGATGAAAAGTAGTCGGAGTAAGAACGGCGCTGTGGTGACAGGCAGAG